AAGTACCGCCCAACATTCCTCTACCAGAGGCACCTATGTCTTGGAAAAATCCACCTATGCCCCCAGATCCAGGAGTAGCTTCTCCGAGACTCCTAAACATGCCTTCTGCATTAAATGGGTTTAGTGATTTAATTCCTTCGCTAAAAGTTGTTTTTCCAAAAGTGCCACCTTTAACACCTGCACCTGCTGCTACGCTTCCTAACACATACCCTTGTGCAGCGTGTTTTACTGCGCCTTTAAGGTTTCCTTCTTTTATACCACCACCTATACCACCACCGATTGCTGCACCTGCTGGTCCACCAACAGCAAAACCTACAATTTTACCGATAGTTGGTGCTGCTTTTTTAAGTGATTTACCTAACTTTTTAAAGAAACCAAACTCAGGTGCGCCTGTAAGTGGATTGATTGAGTTTTCAAAATGTCCTACTTGGTATTGATAAGGGTTGATTTCATGACGCTCAAAAGCATCAAATAGTTGTCTTTTTAATACAGGGTCATCAGCTATAGGTCTAGGTAAGACCATTTCTCCAGGAGTAAGGTGACCTATTGTAGTATCTCCATAGCGACCATGCATCGCTAATTCATAACGAGCATCTGCTAAATTTTCTAAACTTTCTAGCCCTGTGGTCTGCATAGCCTTCTATTTAACTCCTGATTTAGTTAATAATAACTAATTTGAACAACGTTGTATATATCATAATGAAATGCTTGTAGCTCCTGCTATTTTTAATGTTACTTCGCCCACAGAACCAGTAGCAGATAACCCTTTATTTATTTTGGGTGTAGTGATGGTTATCCACTCATTACCGCTGTAAACTTCTAATGATTCATTGTTCGTGTTCCAAATTAAACTTCCTGGGTTAAAGTTAGCTGTGTTTTTAGTTGTGTCATCTATTTGACGAATGTTGTCTGTGTCAAACTCACCTAGATTGATTTCTAATACTCTTACTAAACGGTTATATGTATCTGGGGTAACAACCTCTTCCATTTCTATAGGAAGCCTTGTTTGTAATAACCTGCTCATCGTCTTCCGTCAGCTCTTACATCTAGTCTTGTAGCTCCTAGTCTCCAACCTGTTTCTGTGTTTGCTGTTGTGTTGTCATCATCTGACTCTACTCTTACTACCGCTTGTCTTGCTCTAGCTCTTACATGAGACTGTTGAGTAGAACTGGTGATAGCTGAAGTACTGTTTGTTGTTAATGTGTCTCCAGGAAAATTACGTGTTTTTAAAACTAGGTTTACTTGACCGCCTGTACTGTTACTTAAAAATCTAATATCAGGAATCATTTTATTTATAAAAGCAAACTGCTCACCGTCGCCTATATCAAAATCGCTTGACTCTACAAAAACATTTGTCATAGGACTACCATCTGCGTCATACCCTGTTTCATGTTCGTATAAATAAGAGTTTTCTGTAGCTCTGGGATAAGACTCTACACCTGCATCTAACCAAGCGTATCTTCTTAGTTGACCATATGCCCAAACGTTTTCTGCATAATTATAAGAAACATATCTGTCTATTTCATCAGAGCTTCCTGAACAATAAAACCAGCCTACTTCATCATATTGAGTGTTTGTAAATGCATGCGTTTTAAATGCTTGACTAGAATTAAAATCATCAAACACATAACTTAACACACTACACGGCACTTTTTTTACAGAACCTGTATACACATAAAAATTATCATAGCCCATCCAAAAAACACCACTAGGTGCAGTCACTGCTGCTTTAGGTGCGATTAAACCTGAATTTTCATTAATTAAATTTATGCCAAAAGTAAAAGGTGGTCCAATAAACTGCATGCTGTATAAAGCAGTATCTGTCCAGATTAATATTTCTTGTCGTGATTTAACAGCCCCAACTATTTTGCTACCAGAAGACAACCTAAGAGATCCTGCAGTGTTAGTGTTTCTTGGTTCAAAATCGATATCATTTTCTTGATCACTAAAAGCTACTAACATAGGGTCTACACTTCCTGTGCGTGCAGAATCTACTATAGGGTCTGCGCCTAGCACAATTAAATGTCTATCTTTTTCTGAAGTAATAACTTGCAGACCAAGAGTTGGAACTAAATTAGCACCAGTAATCCCAGATAGTTCTGCAGCTCTTACAGTTGTTCCACTACTTTCTAACCATCTGTAAATACCGCCCCCACGTGGATTAATAATTAAATTTTCACCAAAATGATCATGAGTCCAAAGTCTCAACTGATTGCTTGCAGATAAAGCACTAGCAGAACCCCACGTGCTTGCTCCCCAAGTACCTGCTCCCCAACCTGTGCTTGCTACGAAAACGTCTAAACCCACATTTATTTGATATGCTCCGTCAACTCCTGAACCTCCATTACCGCTGTCACTTGCGTTAGCTGTTACAGTAGTACCTGATGTGTCTTTTGCTTCGAACGTGTAGGTGTTAACAGTAGGTGTTGTCGTAATTTGATATTCTTGATTTAAAACAGCAGCAGTCACTAAACCACCTAGACTAACAGCACCTGATATAGTTACAAAATCATTGATTACTGCTCCATGGTTAGAGTCTGTTGCTGTAATTGTGCTTGAACCATTTGTTGCAGAAAAAGTAATACTGTTAGTGCTTGTTTTTCTTATTGGTGTAACGTCATCAAAATTAGTTCCTTGTTTAATATAATATTTAAAAGTTGTACCTAAACCTAAATATTTACTACCCTCTAAAGAAACCCATGCATGAAGTGCTCGTGCTTTTCCTAAATATGTGTCAAGTGTGTCTTTTGCCCAGCCTCCGATTTTCTGTACCCTACCGTTTTTAAACCGTATTAGGTTTGCGTCAAACCAGCCACCTTCGTTATCGTAATCAGTTCCTTCTCTATTAATTCCAGGTCTAAATATAAATTTGCTTAATGCCATAGCTACACCTCATACCAATTTTTCCCTTCAAACAAAAGAGCTTCTGCATCTCTTCTTCTTATTAAGCCTTTTAAGACTTTGCCTCCTGCTTTGTTCCATCTTTTAATTTCTCTAGGAACATCAGTGTATCTTCCTTGATTCAAAACTGTTAAAAGCGTAGAGTTTCTAAGATTTGTTGGTCCAAGATTGTACACCCAACAAGTTAACGCATCAAACTGATTTTGTTCTAAAGGCACGTCCACATAACTGTTAATGTATCCTTCATACTCTGGCATTTCTTCTGCTAGTAAGTGTTCTGCTTCATCTTTATTTATTTGGTCGCCTTCTTTAACTTCTTTGATGTGTCCGTATCCTATTGTCCATACTCCAACAGAGTCTTGATAAGCTTTTAACTCACATCCCTCAAATTTTTTTAAAAGAGCTAAACCTTCTTCAGATATATTCATCTTAGTCATCTTTGCTTGGTGTATTAGATGCCCCAAAATAAAAGCTAATAATAGCTGAAGCTAGTCCGCCCAGATAACCAAGAACAAGATTAATTAAAGCTTCTGAGTTTTGCTCTGGAGGTTGGATAGTTACTAAGAATATGTAGCCCATAAACCCACCTACTACAGCAATACCTATAATACGAGCGGTCCAGTCTTTACTAAACCTGCCTCTTGCGTCTTGTATATCGGCTGTTTCTAACTTAAACACATCTACTTCTAGTTCTTTCATTTTGATTTCAAACTCTGTTTCAGCCTTTTTCAATTGAAGCATTTGTTCAGGTGTAGCATTATCTATTGCTTTTTGTATTTCTTTAGGTTCGTTTTTACAACCAAGTACATCTGCAATCATATTTGCAGCCATCCCTCCCATTGGTCCACCTAATGCTTGACCGAGTGTTGGAGCTACTGTACCAACTAAGTTTTTAAGTAATGCTTTCATGTTTACCTCGCCATGTGTATATAATTAGAGGGTCTTTTTTCCCCTTCACCTTTATAGGTTCTAGTAAGTTTAACTTAATTCCACAACTTTTTTTAGTATTCTCGCCGATTAATATATCTTCACCAACTTCTTTAGTTGCACTTTCTAATCTTGCTGCAGTGTTTACTGCGTCTCCTATAGCTGTGTAATCAAACCTAGATTCACTACCCATGTTCCCTATAACAGCGTAACCAGTGTTTACTCCAACCCCTATAGCTACATCTATGTCTGCTTCTTTTATGTTCTTTTGTATTTCTATCGCTGCGATTACAGCTTTGTTTTCATGGTCTTCTAAATCAAGAGGAGCATTAAAGATAGCCATCATTGCATCACCAATATATTTATCAACCATTCCTCCATGTTTCTGTACTGCTTGTTGCTGTATAGTCAAAGCTTGGTTCATAATATATGTTACTTCTTCTGGTTCTAGTGTTTCAGACAAAGCAGTAAACCCTCGTACATCTGTGAATAAAAAAGTACAATATCTTTTTTCACCACCGAGCTTTAATAACTCAGGTTGATCCTGTAACCTTTTGACTTGTGCTGGATCAAGGTAATGCTCAAATTGTTTTTTAATTTCTTGTCGAAGTTTAAACTGTGTGCGAAAGTTTAAATAGAAACCTATACTTCCTGTAAGTATTTGAGAAACTAATGTCCAAGTTACGTCTATAAGTACCCCTTTTCGTATCATATAAAGCCCAGAAAGGACTGTTAGGAGCGATATAAAGGTACTTATTATAATACCTGAGGTTATGCCCATATTAAGGACTATAAACCATATTAAAGAAACAGTTATCAATAGTGTAACTAACTCAACAGCTAACGAATAGTCTGGTATTCGTGGACTGTTTTCTATCAATATAGATTCGGCAAGTGCTGCTTGTATTTTATGTGGTTCTAATAAACCAACAGGTGTCGCAAGTTGAGGCATAATGCCTTTAGCTGTAAACCCTACAAAAACAAATTTGTTTTCTACATTCATTTCACCTAAATCTGTTTGTGGTGTGTCAACCCAACTCACCCATTTACGACCTAATGAATCAACAGGAACAGAAGGCAAACCTTTTACACGTATTTCTTCTAAACCGTTTTGATTTGTTTTAATTACATAGGTGTCTGCACCAGCTAATATTTTTAATACTTCTGTGCCATATGCTGGAACCCAACCTTCTGGTGTGCGCATTAATAAAGGTAGTCTGCGAACTAAATTATCTATATCAGTTCTAGCTACAGCTAACCCTTGGCTTGCATTTTGTTTTAATATATCTATATTTTCTACAACACCTTGAGAAACTATACCACCTATATCTTCACCTAAGATAACTGTGCCTGTTGTGGGTGGGTATGAGTCTGTGTTATTTTCATACATAGCTAGTACACTAGGTGCAAAACTTAATGATTCTGTAAATTCAAAATCTCCGCCAAATCTATCTGGTTGCGGGAAAGCAACAACCCAGCCTACACCTATTGCGCCTTTTCTTAATAAGTTGATTTGTATCTGAGCTAAAGTTTGCCGTGATAGTGGATAACCGCCCTCCGTGGTTATGTCTTCTTCTGTAATATTTAAAATTGTAAAATACCCTGATGGTTTTTGATCAGTAACTAATGCATCAAAAGTTTTTAACTTTAATATTTCTAATGGTGTGAATTGTAAAACTAGAGGAAAACTAAATAAAATTAATATAACTGGGAGTAGTAAACGTTTCATTAGTTGCCTTGATTTATAGTTATCGTATTAGAAGAACCACCATTAACTTTAATTATGTTTTCTACACCGTTTTGTGTTAATAGTAATGTATACGAACTTGAACCATCTAAGTCTACCCTAAAAGTATCTCCTACGCTTCTTCTAAGGCTAACTAGTTGTCCTGTTATAATCGTTGTAATTTGACTTACTTTATCTTGTCCTATTTGTGTTCCTGTTATTTTTATTCCCGTAGCGATTTGATTTAATTGATCTTCTTCCTCGCCTACAGCCAAAGCATCTATAATGTTAAGTAAGTCCTCTAAAAAGTTTACATCTAAATAATTTATATCTAACTCTGTAAACTCTAAATCAGCTTCATTGTCTAAAAAATCCTCTGCTAAAAAATCTACGTCTAAATCATTAAAGTCTAAATAGTCTGCTGTTGTTCCTGTTTGGGTTTCTTCTTGCATGTTATCTTTTTCACTAGGAGGATTCACTATCAACATGTTGTCTATAAACTCTAAACTAATGTCTAACGTTACTGGTTTAGACGGAGCTTGGTTATACGTCATGGCTGTAGTTGCTTGATACGGTTGATTAAGAACAACTTGACCCATAGCTGTAGCTACAACTATTTCTCCACTAGAATTACCATACTCGTCTGGTAGTAAAATGACTAAAGAAGAACCAGTTTCTGGTGTAGTAGTGATTGTAAAATCTGTGCCTCTAACAAACACATCAGCACTTGGTGTGCTGATTGATATATTCTTTTTATTATTAAACTTACCTGTTACAAACCTTGCGGTGCCACTAGCGAATCTAAGTGCCATCTCAGATTTTTTAGGGTTAGGATCGTATATGTATGTGTCTATAACTAACCTACTGTGGTCCATTACACGAACAACTGTATCATCAGCGAAAGTTATAGCAACTCGACCAGTTTCTGTTTTAACATTGTCTAGTTGTTGTATAGGAAATGCTAACTCAGCACCATACGGTTTTTCCCGCACAACCTGAGCATTGCCTTTTAGCTCGCTGATACTTCCTATATCAACAACTTGTGCCTGTGCCTTGGTCGTTTTGAATGACGCAGACAGTAGAAGTGCTAGTACCAGAACTGAGAATTTTAAGCCAGTCATTATCTAAAGTTGATGATTGTGTAACATTAAATGTTCTATTAGCTCCGTCATGGTCTAGATAAAAATAGTTACCAGCATAACCAGAAGCTGTGTGTGTCAAAGCATTATCTGAGCCATCTATGTTAACATAGTTTGTAGCAGCATCTACATTGATTGAAGATGTAATTGTATTACTAGAACCATTAATAATCCAATCAAGGTCCAAGGTACTAGCTAACGCAGTGGTTGCTTGATTTAAAGTAAATGTATTACTATTGCCAGTTACATCTACATTTACATTAGAACTATCTGCACCATACGTGTTAGTTTTATCGGTGTTCATATTAAAAGTATTACTGTTACCATCAAACTCAAAAAACCCTGTGTACGAATCCGATACAATATCTCCAAGAAATTTATTTGTATCTCCGATTTGATTAATATCTAAAGTGAGTCCTGTTCCTACTAGATTTAAATCTGTCATAGAACCTGCTGCTGCAGTTGCCCCACCAATGATGTTACCAGAACCAAGTTGCTCTAAATCTATATTTGAGTTAGATGCTCCTGAACTTTGATCAATGAATATTTCATTGTCAGCTGCATATATAGGTGCGCAGAATATTAGTATAAATAGATATTTTTTCATTGTTTTAACCTCCAATAATCTTTATCTAAACCTTCTTTAATTGTTTCTAACACTGCCGTTTCTATAGCTATTTGTAAAGCTACACTCATTGGCTCGTTTCTAACACTTCCCCCTTCTATCTCAATAAGTTCTGTTCCTTGGCTTATAAACCTAAACACATCACTATCTAACGATGCTGATAAAACAGTCTTAGTTACTAAAACTTCTGTGAGAACTCTGCCTGTACTAACAGACACTGTTCTTAAACTAATAGTGATTATATCTTCTCTGTACTGTTTAGAAAAGCCTATTCCTAAATTTCTTGCTCCTGCTCCACCAGAGCTTATGTTAGCTTGATAAGATAATACTCCGCCTGTCATAATCATATCACCAAATTTCAAAGGTAGAAGTTTTTGATCTTCGTCAAATGTTTCTCTCGTTGAACGTATTAATTGTCTTTCTTTTGTAACAGATTCTAAGGATACTCTTTCTACAACTTCAAAAAACCCTGAGTGTTTTAAAGCTCTTATAAGATATGCATGTGGAGCTTGTGTGATTGCTGTAGCAAAAGTTGCATATTTAGCGTTTGATCTACGTTGTCCTGTTTGGTCTTTGAAATCATTAGCGTAAACAGAAATGACTGGTTTCCTAGAAGGTTTTTCTACATCAGCTAATTCTGTGTATAACTTTTCTATTGAAGCTGGTTGTATGTACTTAACTGGCGGTAAATTATTTTCTAGGGGATCAATCATCAAAGCACAACTAGAAAGTAAAACCACCAATAGGAACAATAACTTCTGTTGTATTGCCGTCTTCATCAGTGATTGTAACTCTAACCTCCTCCTCCGTAATCTCATAATCTATTGTGTTTCCATCAAGTTCCATAGATCCACTTTTATTAGTATCTTCTCCAAATAATGCAGACTCTACCTGCCTAGCGATGTTTGCGTAAATTCTTGAAGTAAGGTTCCGCATAAATCTAGCTTCTACGGTGTTGTTTTCTTCCCTTTCTATTTCATCCCTAAGAGCTTGTATTTCTTCTTCTATAGCTTGTTTACGATTTGCTTCTTGATTTTCTATAGTTAAATAATGGCTAGAGGTTCCTTCTCCGTTAAAAGAAGGGCTTTTAAATTGATGTACCATTTCATCACTTTGAAGTTGTTGTACAATCACAACCATCAATATTATTGTTATTCCTAGAATCGAAAAAAGACTGTCGTGCCTGTTCATTAATCTTTGCGTTGATCGTCCCTATCGGCTTTAGCAATTTTATCTATATCTATAAGATTAGGAACTCCTAAGATTGTTTTAATCATAGTGTCTTGTCTAATAATTTCATTATCAAGTGATCTGATCCTATCTATCAATGCTACCAGTATTCCATGTTGAGAGTCTAACTTGCCTCCTAACCTTTCTTCCATTGCTGTTATCTGTACTGCAAGTTTCTCGTCTAGTACATCTAACTTTGTTTCCATACCGTCAATGATTCTATTGATAAGTTTCCATATAAAGAAACCTAAACCTAGTGCTGCAGCAATTGGGAAACCAACCTCATTGATAAAGGTAACAGCTTGTTCCACTAAAGATACCTAGTTGCTAATAAACAAGTTATGACTACTGGGTACACACCCCACAATAAAGCCTCTAATCTTTTAAATTTACTTGAACCTTCATCAAGACGTTTTTCAATAAAATCAAACCTAAGAGCGCATTCTCTTTCAAATGCTGATGAAGAATTATTTTCATTAGAAATTTTCATTTCTTCTTTTTAGGTCTTCCTCTCTTACCAGATTTTTTAACTTCAACTGTCGTATATGCTTCATTAACGTCAGGAGTAGATTTATCGTCAGCAACAAACTTTCCTTCGTCTGTTCTAGCTCTAACAGTTTCTTCTTCAACACCTCTGACTTTTTGCCAGAACTTTTTTATAGTATCGTGGTAAGATTTAGGTAGCCAACTCATTATTTCTCTCCGATCTTCTTAGTGATTGATTCTACTTGAGCTTCTTCTTGTTGAGAAGCTTCTGCCATTTCTTTAATCTTTTCTAGTGTTTGTTTGCGTAAACCAGCTATGGCTTCTATTTCACCACCTTTCCAAGTGCCTCTTTCTACTGACGCATCTAATATTTGTAGCATATTTATAAAGTATTGTTGTTCCATAATTTATCCTAATGTTTTGTTTACTGATACGGGTGAAATTTTTTCATTTATCATCTGTTCAATATACGCTTTTTTCTTAGCTACTACTGTAGAACCTAAAGCTGTTTCAACCCAACCTTGCACTGTAGCAACATCAAGACTTGACCAGTTTGTAAAATTTGATAAATCGCTAGTGTCTAGCTGTTGTCTGCCACCTACTGTAGCTGTTTGTGGGTTTCCATCCAAATCATCATTAGAGTCATCTGTACCTCTTAATACCCAATTTACTGTATGTACTACATTAGACTTACTGCTTTTTGTTGGGTAGACATCACAATTTGAAACATCCCAAGTATAGTTTATTGCCATAATTTTATCCTTCTAATGTTGTTATTCTTGCTTCCATTTCTTGTACAGTTTTGACGAGCAATGGCACTAATTTACTTTGGTCTATGCCTTGGTACTTAGGTTGTCCTTGTGTTCCTTCTTTATTAATCTCATCTGCTTCAGTATAAACGTCATCTTTTTCACCTGAAACAGCTTCTGGAACTATGCTTGATACTTCGTGTGCTAAAAATCCATGTACTGTAGTGCTTGCATCGGCTTTAAAATTAAATTTACTAGGTTTTAGTTGTTTAAGTAAAGTTGTTGCATTCCAATCTGTAACTACATTTTCCTTTAATCTGTAATCTGATGAAGTGTTGTATTGTGTCGCTGAACCAGTAGTCTTTATCGTTCCAACTGTTCCGTTTGGATTTTGGAAAAATATTTGTGTTTGTAAATTATCTGCTGCTCTTGAAACGCTTGTAGTTCCCCCTGCTGATGCACCAAAACAACTATTATTTCCATTAGGAAAATCAACATCACCTACAATAAAATCACCATCACTATTTAATCGCATGCCTTCCGTAGTAGAAGCACCACCCTGATTAGTAAAAAATTTTAAGTCTCCGTGAGTGTCACCGCCTGTGCTGTTTGTTTTTAATCCATGTATTTCCGCAAACAATCTAGTGCCGTCACCTGAACCAGCATGAAAACCAGCGAACTCAATTTTTCCACCATTACCTGAACCGCCTCCAGCTGTATTGTCTCTGAGTCTAAGTCTAGGATCAGATGTAACTGCTTCTATTGCAACATCTGGTGCTGCACCAATTCCTAGTGCATTTGAAGATATATTGTGTTGTAAAGCACCTATTAAAACTACATCATTTGTAGATGATTCTTTAATTACAAAATCACCTGAACCAGATAAATCTAAAGCTAATCCTGTACCAGCATTTAATCCAGAAAGTTTTATTCCCTCGTTAAATGTAGCATGTCCAGCCGCAGACATATCAATAGTAAGAGCAGTAAGGTCACTTGAGCCATCTATGCCTTTAAAAATAATATCTTTATCAGCAACTTTTGACTCTATATTCATGTTGCTACTGCCCATAGATATGACACCTATCTCAGTACCAGCATCTAAAAATGCTACTTCTCCACCATCTGCATCTAGCTTAATAGCTCCAGCTACATCTAAAGTTAAATTACCACTAGATAAATCTATTTCTGTTCCGTCTATTGTTATATTGTCTACAACCACTCCAGCGTTAGCAGTTACAACTCCAGCTACTGCTAATGTACTAGCCATATCTACAGCACCATCTATATCTACTATATCTAAGTTAGATGTACCATCTACGTCAATATCGCCAGATATATCTAAGGCTGTACCGATAAGTGTTTGAGTAAGTGTAAGTTGACCATTGGCTGCTATTGTTATTGCATCTACGTCTGAGGCAGAACCGATTGTTTTGCCATCACCAATAATCAAATCATCAGTTAATGTGACTATACCTGTAACACCAAGAGTACCGCCTATGGTTGCATCATCTGTAACTGTTAGATCGTCTTGTACCTTTAAATCTACGACATTCAAACTAGCGAAAGCATCAACTACCGCAGCTCCACTACCAGCACCATCTAGGTAAACTGCTTTAGTATCACCTGGAGGTATAGTTATTGTTGCACCAGAACCTTGTTTAATAATTATGTTTTGTGAACCACTTGTGCCATTTTCGATAAAGTGAACTCTGTTAAGTGTGTTAGGAGCAATCGTAATCGTACAGGCTGAGTCTAATGTACCTGTATATTCAATATACATTGCTCTGCCTGGATCAGTTGCTCCGTCTGCTACTGTTGTAGTATGAGTATCTGCGTTAGTTGTTATAGCTTCTGTTCCGTAACCTAAAGCTTCACCAATCAACTCTAAATTTGTATTTGTGACTGTACCCCAAGTTCCTGACGCATCACCTGTCGCCATCTCATTTAGTCTTAGATCATTTACGTATGTACTTGCCATTTATTTCTTCCTCACGTTAGTTAGATTATATACTTTTTTAACACAATAGTTAAGCTACATTTGTCCAGTTTGGGTTTTGACTATCGTTCACTGCGCTCCAACTTGGGTCTTGTGCATCATCTACTAATCCCCAAACGTTGACAGTGTTTACAGAACCTGTTACTTCTAGCCCTATTACACTAACGTTTGCTTTTGCCACAACAGTTGAAGAACCTAAAGAACTTGTTGCAGAAACTCCATTAAGCGTAAATATTTCATTATGGTGTACCGTTACAGAACCAACAGATCCTGTTGCATTAACACCAGAAACAGCTACATTCGCTTCTCCATCTACATCAACTGAAACTGAACCTAATGTGCCAACTGCACTTGGACAAACAGCTACCGCTTGTGCGTTAACACCTACCCCAGATACACCTCCAGTAGCTGATTGTCCAGTAAGTGTTAAATTAGCCTCTGCGTCTATGGAAGGTGTGCCTAAAGCACTTGTAGAAGATTGACCAGAAGGTACTACATTCGCTTTTGCAACAACTGTTGTAGTTCCTAGTGCGGATGTTCCAGCTACTCCTGTAACAGAAACAGATACTGAGGTGGCTCCCCAATAGTCAGCCCCCCATGTACTGCGACCCCATCCAGTTGCCACTTAAATTACCTGTTTAAGCTATTCTAATAATCGCTGTGCTTGCTGCTGCAGCAGGGAAAACTATAGTGAAGTCCCCAGCTGTTGAAGTTTTATCTCCACCAAAGTCTATAGTAGCTACAGAAGGGTCACCACTAGCTGTGTCATTATAAATTAAACAGCCTCTAGCAGTTACAGTAGCTGTGCCAAAAGTTAAATCTGCAAAGTCTGTGAACCCTGTAGTTCCACCGCTTGTTGGATTAATATTGGTCAAAGCAGCACCGCCTGCTGTGTAGTTTGTTCCAGTTACTTGATTTGTTGTTGCGTATGCCGTGGTTGCGGCTCCCATCGTAGCAGAACTGGTATACAAAGCTAGTTTAAAACTGTTACCACCAGAAGCTAAGAAATTATGTTTTGCTTCTAATAGTTCTTTTTTAAAGCTGGTAGTTAATGTTGATGTAATTGCCATTACTTTATCTCCGTTAATATTTTAGCTAAATCTTCATGACCTTGTAGAGTCAATAAATTCTTCATAGTGCATCTTTCACTATTGATGCTCTGTTTAATATAATAAAGTATTGTGTTGTAAATAGCTACTCTGAATGCTTCTGCTTGTTGTTTAACATGAGGGGCTGCATCTTCAGATATTCCACAAATTCTTTCCGTAGCTCTTTCTGCCCAGTATTCTGGTGGGTGTCCTCTATTTTGTTGAGTGTCTACGCTTATGTTTCCTATACTACTTACTGTTTCTATTTTTATCATATCAATATCTTTTCGCTTCTGGTGGGGTGTTTACGGTAGAAATAAGTTCCGCTTCTTCTCTTCTTCTTTTTTCTACTTCCTTACTATATTCATTAAACCCCATTGTATAAAACTCGTCTTTGTCTTCATCAATCAAAACTAAAGTTGGGTTATCTAGTCTGTGATATCCATAAATTTTTTCCTGTATAGGAACGTCCGTGTCTAGTAAACCAGATCTAGGAGCAACACTAACGATCATACCATTCTCTATACACTTAGCTAACCAATATTCAACACAAGATCTGCCAGCTTCTGCGAAATGCAAATTACCCTTATATGTAAAATCTATACCATACAGTTCTAGCCTTGCTACCTTATTGTACAAAGCAAAAGCTATGGCAAAAGGTACAGTGTTGTTAAGGTAAGAACATCTAGTTGCTTTAACTACTTCAGCTATAGGAAACTCCACTAATCCAGGACAACGTTCATCTAGTTCACACGTATATATTGGTCCAGGATGATTAAGAACTAAATCTTTCATAATACCTGTTTGACTGCCTGCTGCATCAGAATCTAAAAACCTAGAAGCAGGATCTAACATAAATATTCTATCACATTTCGTAATTTCACCCATAGCGTTTATACCCCAAACTTCGTCCCAAGTTTTACTATGTGATTTAGCTAAATGAAAATCTAGCTGACTTTCTCCCATTGCGACTAGGGCGATATGTGCGCCTTCAAGATGTTCTAATTTCATTACTGTGGTGATCTCCTTACTTCATCGTATCTATATTGATCTTGGGTGGATTTACCTTCCCCAAGGTTTTTCAATAAGCCTATGGCTTCTTGAAATCTTTGTTCATAGATTGGTAGTGATTCATAGTTTTTTAGATAAACCATGGCTTCTGTTAAACTTCCGTATAATAATGCATTAGGAGCATTATCAGATAACCAAGTTGTTCCAGAATCACCTGCCGAAGTAAGGGATGAGGGTCTAAAGAAATAATGTAACTCAAATGTATATGTTGTGTCAGGGGTTGGTGCTACTATAAATGTATTTTCATCAAACTCTGCATAATATTTGGGTAATCCTGTTGTTGAGGATGCGGGGGTAAAATCCCGTATGAAACTTGGATGTTTCAATTGTAGATAGTTGTAGTTAGAACTGCTGTCTATTACAGCTAAACTGTTAGAAGAAAGATAATCACTAGGTGATCCTATGTAAGGAGAAGAAGCTGTTGCTGTTCCTGTTACATTTTTTATAAAATCATCTAACTGAACAGTTTTTAAAATTCTTTCTTCTGCTGTTTTTATAAAGTTAGGTAGATTAGTTACAAAAGATGTTTCTGTTGACTCTGAATAATCCTGTATCGCTGTTTTTAAAGTAGATAACGTCCAAGTCATTTTTTATCCTGTTGTAATAGTTAACGTTCCAACTTCACCAACTAATTTAGCTATAAAAAAGCTTGAGCCTATGGTGTCGTTATGAGAAACAAACATAGAAGGAGCACTAACTCCTGAACTATTTTTAGTGTTTTCTGTTTTTACTATACCATATCCTGTTGTAGGAACTGGTTCTGTTCCTCTAGGTTGCATCAAAGCTTCTGGATCAGTTGGGGTTATTACAGGTTCTAATTGAGGGTGTTTAGGTTCAAAACAATCAGAACAAACTTTTAAGTTATTCCACTCAGTTTTTAATTGTGTGTACTTATATACAAAACCACACCTATCGCACTGAGCTCTAGAGTATTTACCAACAGCATACGCCATTATAAATAGCTCCTATGTGGAACTAAATGCAAAGAAGCTCTTCCACGATCTTCATCTGCAGCTAATTGAAAATCTTGTTCATATTGTTGTTTTAGTAAACCAACTCTTTCTGGATTCTTTTTTAAAGCTATGTAGTAAGCTAACCCACTAGCCATACAAGGCATAAATCTTGAAGGTATTTCTGGGTCTTGAGCTGATGCTGTTACATCATCTATTCTTTGTATAGTATTAGCTACTAACCTGTATGTAGCAGTAGAGTCTGGTGTTGGCCAAACTTTTACGACAGGTGTTGTTTGCCTGTCTAAAAAATATTGCGTAGGTCTTCCAGTAGAAGTTTTATCAGGTATGTTTAGATACTCTGACCTACCTATTCTAGTTAATTGTAAATCTGTTGTAGTAGATCCGTCTATTTGTCGTATAACGGCAGAAACTATATCTATATCATAAGAATTTAAAGTATAGCTATTTGTTCCTGCTGTTAAATTTGTGGTCACTTGTTCTATAGTCCAGAGGTTTACACCTCTATTAGCCCAATCTGCAAACATGATGTTCAGAGACCGCCTAGCAGTCTCTGCATCATATCCTGTCCTAAGTTCTAAACCAGCTAATTCATAAGCTTCTTCAATAGTGTCCGCTATAGTTAACTGAAAGGTCTTAGTTCCTGATGTCGCCATTATTCGTAATCTTTAATACAGTGTAAAACTATTAAATAAGTATCGCCTGAACTATGCCCAGTAGTTGTAAGTAGAACATCTCCATTTTTACCTGAACCTGATGTATTCTGTAGCCCACCAAAAGGTGAAAAATCTAAAATACCGTCAGCACTTGGGTTTAATTCCATACATAATGTGTTTGAAGTTGCGTTCCAGAATAAACCTATTTTAGTAAACCCTAAAATAGAATAATAAACTTTAGTAAGTTTAACTCCTGTACATGCTGCTCCATCACTCTTACGTGCTGTTAAAGCACTTACATCCACTTTAGCGACAGCACTTTCACCAGTGCCGTCACTAACATTGGTCAGCTGAACTACGAAATCTTTGTCACCATCGAGAATGGTTGTTGAAGTTACTGCATCAGCCATAATTTACCCCTTAACCTAGATTCATGTTAATTAGTGAGTATTCTGTATTTGCAGATACAGCCATTACATCACCAACTTCTTGTAACACGTTATCTGTTGCTGGAGCTACACCACCTGCTGTACCACCCGAACGTACTGCTGCATTACCTACAACTAATGTACCTACAGTTAATAAAGCTGCTGGACCTTTAATAACAGCCCAACCATAATAGTCTGCTGTCATGTCAATAACAGTAGCACCCATCAACGCACCTGTTTCTGTTGCTGGTGCAACTATAAGGTTAGTGTTTGGATTCTCTATAAGAGATAACTGTGAGCTTGTTGTTAAAGCAGTTACAAGTGCATCATAACAAGTGATAACTACAGATGGGTCAGCTGAGTGGTCATGAGCTGGATTAGATTTTACTCTAAGCATTTGACCTTCACCATTTACATCATTTACCCAAAGGTAACCATCTGCATATTGATTTAATGTTAAATCAGTACCGCCTGTTTCTACAGAGATAGCAGTTTCACCTGCTGCTACTGCTGCTGTTGCAGTCATATTAGTGTGATCAGATACAATAGCTTTGTGCTGCAATAGTTTACCTGCTGTTACTGCAGTTCCACCTATTTCAACATAACGATATACGTTATTACCATACACAAGTGTTGCTCCTAATGGGAAAAGTTGCGTTGCACTTTCTGCGTAAGGGTTAACAGTACCGTATTGGCTACCGCCTTTACCTACTATTAAATCAGCTGGTCCATATCCTGTGGCAGCAGCATATTGTATATGTCCACCGCTATCCGTGTAGACATTACCGTCTGCATTGATAACTAAGCCGTCAGTTTCTGTGCCTGTTGTTGAGTTAATATCAATGGTTTTGAAACCATTTTCAGACCTGACTGGTCCGTTAAACGTTGAATTTGCCATAATTTCCTCCTTTGGAAATAAGTTCTATATTCTTGGCAAGTCTGCTAGGTCAGTATATAGAACAATTATTTATCCTAGTCGAATTTATTCTATAGTAATACTTATAAAAAAGAAAGGGATCCGAAGATCCCTTTCCTAAGCTACGCTTACTGATTAAGCACCTGGAGATCCGTAGATTCCACGCCAATCACTAAAGCCGAAAGAATATCTTTCTCTGGCTTTATACCTAACGTTACCAGTTTCGAAGTCGCCTTCCATACCAGTTGTCATTGCAGCTCTTTCGAAGTGCTTCAGACCATTAGGAGCATCTGTCTTGATAAAGAATGCATCTGTATCAGTTAGATAGTGGTTAACAGTATAGCCTTCTGGCAACATGCCCATATTCTTTATGGCATTGATGTCATTATCTGATGTTGAAACTCTTCCTGGAGAGTTTAATATCCTGTCAGCAACAAATTGTAGCTGAGGAGGAACTATCAGTTTTCTAGCTTGTACGTTAACTTTGATACCTCTTTCATCTTTGTATCCAGAGATATCAATCAATGCGTTCTCTAACGAAGTTTCGTTCAAGTCAGCAGCAGTGCTTGGTTCATTAGCCTGATCGCCAGCTGTTAAAGTTGGGTGATCAGTCGTCATGAGAGGTTTTCCGTCGCCTCCTGGGAAGGAAGTTGAGAAACCATTGTTAAGCACGTTTGCAGCTTTTACTTGCTTCGTGTTTGCCATTGATCTAGCTAAAGCTCTTG